GGTTTACGGAACATTTTAATTACTTCACCTGTTACCGGGCTAATGTATTCTAAACTGTTTCCACTTTTCTTTAACAAACCTTTGGCTTCAAAGAATTCAGTTAAGCCACTGTATGGGCTCATACCTGTTTCATATGGGATCTCTACTTGCACACTTTCAAATGGCTTAGAGTATCTTGTTTTCATTACTTTACAAGCCGCTCTAATACCAAATACTTGTGATGTTTTATTGCCGTCTGCATCAACTTTTAGTTTAAGTTTACGCATTGCAATAACAATACTTGATGCATATATAAAGCCTTGTCCGCCTGATATTTTATCATCAGGATCAAACATATCCTGCGATGCATAAGTGTGGTTAGTTGCTAGCAATCCTACGTTGTATTCACCAAACATGTTAACTGTATTACGTACCAATGATGTTAGTGCTTTAGGCTTACGACCCATGTCACCTTTCATGTCACCCTTTTGAAACTGATCTACATCAGTAGGTGTTAGTAGCATACCCAATGAATCAACTACAAATAATACCTTAGGACGTTCGTCCGATTCTTTTTCAGCATATTCTGCTTTGTAGTCTTTCATGAAGTCACTAATAGTTCTAGCAACATCATCAATCATTGACATGTTTAGTTTAAGTAGTTTCTCTGGTGCTGTGTCTACATCCAATGCATGTAGCCATTTTTCATCAAGTGCGTTTTCACTATCAATAAGGATAACAAAAATACCTTGATCTTGTGCCGCTTTAACTACGTTACCTGCGGCGATGTAACTTTTACCTGCTCCGGATTCTCCGGCTAGTACTGTTACTTTACCTAGTGGAATTCCTTTATTGAAATCGTCACTAATTAATTTATTTAATGTGTAATTTCCTGTACTAATCCATGTATCAGGGTCGTTGAATCCAACACTTAAACCTGGTACACTTTTTGTAATACTTTTACGGAATTTACTTACGTCAAATGGTCTTGCCATAATGTTTTTTCTCCTCAGTTAAAGTGAGGGCACTAAGGACCCCCACTCGTTTTATATTACTTATTGCTTACGATTTCTAATCGCCGCTAAAATGTCTTGAGCACTCGGTGCATCACTTGCTGGTGCGCCTGCTGTAGCCATTTCTGGTTCTTGTGCAGGAATTGCAGTTGGTGCCGCAACCGTCTCTTGTACAACTGCCGGTGCCGCTTCAGCTACAGGTGCTACAGGAGCCGCTGGTGCTGGTGTTGGTACTGGTGTTGGAGCAGGAGCTGGTGCTGGTGTTGCGCCTGTTGTTGGTGCATCAACGCCATATGGACGATAATACTGACCAAAACGTGCAGGATCATATAATTGACCATCTACACTTGCTTCAAACATTTCAAAGATAGCATTTAATGCTTCTGCATCTGGTTTCTTTGGTAAGAAGTCGTTTAGATTAAACAAGCCATGTGTTGCAATTGCATCACGTTCTGCTTGATCTAAACTACGTTCTCTACGACCCCAATTAGATGTAGAATAATCTGCATACTGACCTTTTGTAGATTTTACAATCTTAAAGTCTGTACCAGCTTCGTAATCGGTAGGGATTTCTTGAAACTCAGGATCCATAAGTGCTGAACTGATAATCTTATAAATTTGAGGTGAAATTACGAAACGTCTGATAGGATTCTCAGGTACTGAGTCTTCCTGCATTTCGCTTTGTGATACAAATCCTTGGAAAATGTATGAACGTTTTTTCCAATACTTACGTCCCATATCTTCCATAGTAGGATCTTTAAACCAAGGACGAATTTCAGCATGGACTGGGCATTGCTCTCCCCACATTTCCACACATGGAACTTGTACTGTTACTGGTTTATTTTCGTCTCCGCCTTTTACTCCTGGAAATTGAAGACGGATCATTTGACGCTCTTTCCAAAAGAACGTATTGTTCTCATCTGCGTCTGGTAAGAATCTCAATGATGCTGATGTGCCTTCTGGAATGTTCCAGTGTGCGAAGATTGCGTTGTCGCCGCCGCTATTACTAGAGCCTGTGCTCTTTTTATCTTGTGCCTGTAATTTTGCACGGATTTCTGCTAAAGATGCCATTATTAGTTTCTCCTATTTTAGCCTTTATTAGTAGCGAAACATTATTGTTTCACTTTGTTTTTTAACTAACCTCTCGTTAGTCAAATAGTTTTGCCTTTGTTAGCCTTTACAGTATACATTTTATAGTACTTACTGTCAAGTACTTTTTACTGAAAAATTTATGAAATTTTTCTACGTAAATCATTTACAACCGATTCAGCAATACTTTCTGCTGGTTCCGCTTGTTTTTCTGACGTTTTATTGTTTTTATCTAAATACATAACAATTTTCGCCAATAACATAACTGTCTTTTCTGGCATGTTATGTAATTCTGTTCCTAAGTGACTTAGCAAGTTAAATGCTTCGTCGTTCTTGCTAGACATAGCAAGATAAGATAGCATACTGCTTAGTTTTGCCATTGCACCCATTCCACCTGAATATTTAACTGGATCTTCGTTATCAGGATGTTCTGGATCGTTTGGATCAATACTAAGTTTAAAATCTTCTTTGTTTTTAATCATATCATACAGTCTGCTTAGATATTCTTTTGTTAGATCTGTCATACTATCTCTCTCCTTCACAATACGTGCTACGGTTTCTAATACTGCGTCCATATTTGCAGCTTGAAATGTATTGTACATGAATTTTCCAGTAATGTCAACCTCTTTGTCTGAATTTTCTACAATCGGCGTAGAAGAACTCTGAAAGTTGTTATAACCTCTAGAGGTCTGAAGACTGTGTACTGTTTGTTTTAATTCTTTTAACTTTAATTTAACGGTTTCAACAATATCCATGTTTCCTTCGTTAACTAATTTATTTGAACGTACATGACGTACAAATTGGTTGCATTCTGCTACTTCTTTGCAGATGCTTATAATGGACTCACCTATTTCATCATATGGTGTTCCGCCCATACTTACATGTTTAGCCATTGCCTTAGCACCAGCTAAATATTTGTGTGGAAAGCTAAATCGCTCACCTGCAGAATTCTCAATAAATAATGCTTTGATATTACGTGATCTACTACCACGTATTTCTTCATTAACACCTTTTGAATGTTTAATGATAAGTCTAGTTGACTCTGGTAATTGTATATAACTTGTTTTTAAACTTCCTGTTGCACGTGCATAGCCTTCTTTAACTGTTTCACTTGCGAAGTCTTTTGGTGCTATATTTTTATCAAATTTTCTTATTGTATATTCTGCCATAGCGTTATGTCCTGCTTTCTTAATACTTGCTAAAAGATCTTTATGTTTATCAAAACTGAAATCTGCTCCTGCTTGTACAACGACTTCTACTTCATCATTTTCTGTTCGTATAGTGACTAGAAAATCTTGATCATAAGCATAAAATCTTGCTGACTGATCTGCGTCTAAAGTCTTGTTGCCTTCAAAATCAAACAAACGTAACTTAATGTTCGCTCCTTTAATAATGTTAAAAATTTCTGTTGATAGTTGCATCTTTATAGTATTCCTTTAATGTATTTATCAAATAAGTGCTATAGTAAGCTAAAA